ATTGTTTATGTAACTGAAGGAACATATACAGAAACTTATTGGACCTTAGAATCTAATGTAGCATCTTTTGACGAAGCACAAAAATGGATTAAGTTAGAATCAAAACCAGAAACAACAATAAATGTCCAGCCAGTATTTACTGGAAGATGGGCAGACTCAGTTGGCAATTCACGGTTTATTGATTTACAAAATGATATATCAATAGGTAATTATGACCTTATTGTTTTTATGAATTACCCTGATGATTTAACAGAATTAAAAGATGCCATGCCAACAGAAAATGTAACAGATTTATATAAAAAGTTTGTTGCATCTTTAAAGCAGGTAGTTGTGGAAGGAGCAAGTCTTTATGTATCAAGTCCAATGTTGGCTATTGATCTTGGGATTGTAAATCATTTCCATGAAATTCCACAATTGACAGAAACAACAGATGCTCAGGCTGCAGCAATTAATCCATTTCAGCCAGGGGAGCCAGCAGAAAGATATTTTGATACACATAGAAATAATCAACATTCTTTGGCAACACCAGTAACAGGATTAACAAACAAAGATACATACTTGCTAACAGATTTTATAAATTACATACCAGATAATGCTTATGATTATGAGCAATACCATGCAAAATATGTACGTAGACAAACTGGAATTCAAGAAGGAAATGTTTGGTTTATTCCAGGATTAGCATTGACAAAGTTTACTGAAAATAATAACTTGCCAGGAGATAGAACTAATTATCGTGGCACAAAAACAATGCTTGCTCCTGAAACATCAATGAATATTATGTCTGGAACTGTAGTAACAAAATTTGCTAACAATTATTACAACGGTTCTACAGTAACTAACAATCCATACGATGATTATGCAACTACAATTGCTGTTCTTCCTGGACAAACTTTAGGCGGAATAGGAATTACTGGTAAAGTATTCGTAAACGTAATAGAAGATGGTTATACATTTAGCCGTGCAGATTATAATAAGGCTTATATCCAGACATTACCAGAGACTGATATAAACGAAACAACTAATACAAGATTGTGGCAATATTCTACAAATAGATTAAATAGATTACCAGATCGTGTAAATATAAGTGGATTGACGGAATACGGTCAAACAGTCCCAACTACGGGTGGTGGTGGTGGTTTCATTCAAGCCGCTTCAAATTCATCAAGTGGTACTATTAGAGCAAAATCTGACTCAAATAATGCAGATTATCAGTCGGACTATTATCCAAAATCAGAAGAAGAGATTTACTCACTCCAGGAAATCCCAGTGTATTCCATGACATGGCTTGGTTTACAATGGCTGGCGGAGTAGGAAGGAGAAATAAATGTTTACTACAACAACACAAGTAAAAACAATAACTGGTAAAACAGTAAATGCTGGTCTTGTAGAACGTGCACAATATGCTATTGAGGCTTATGTTGGCAAACTTGAGGCTGATGTTACAGATACAAGAGATTTAGAACTTTTGAAACGTGCTACTGCATATCAAGCAGCATACATGTTAAATAATGAAGATATTGTGTTTGAACAAATGGCTGTATCAACTACTGGGCAAAATGATGCTTATACAACATTTAAACCTGGAGATAATGTTTCTCCATTTATAGCACCAATGGCTGTTATGGTATGTAATAAGTTATCGTTTATGAGAGCACGGTCTGTTTATACTGGTAAGTCATCACAAACTACTGGCAGTTCAGATTGGAGAACAATATAATGCATCCAGCAGCATACAGAAGATATAAGTTTTCTGCAGAACACTACAAGTTTGTAAAAGAACAAGTAGGTGATACTTCAACAATTAAATATTATTTTTCTGATAATATTGCTATTACTGCTGGTTTAGATAGTAATAGCAGGATGATTATTAAATCAGACCGTCCAATTATGATAGGTGAATTAATTAGAAATATTAAAGATGCAAATAATAATTTAATTCTTGATGATATGGTTTGGCAAATATCTGCATTACAACCAGTACTAAATGCTTTTAATACTATAGATTCTTATATAATGAGAGCAGTCAAATATACGGGTAATAATTTCTAATGGGATTATTTGATTTAATTGATGATTCAATAGATGCTTTTAATTTAGCAGATGGTCTATCTGAGGATGGCGCTTCTCCTAAAATGATAATTATGGAAGGTTTAGAAGAAGCACTAGGATTAATGGAAAGTATGATTGTTAATCCTGGTCAAGGCGCAATATATGAAAATGAAATTCAACCTGCGTTTGAAAATGCAACAATTTTAGCAATTGCCAGCGCTCCAGAATTTAACTGGGATGAGGTAATGACAGAATATCCAGAAGCCGTGGGAGAAATGGTAGAAGAAGGAAATAATGTAATGATAGATGCCTGTAACCAAGCAGAAGAATTACAAGAAGAAATAGAAGAGGCTATTGAAGATAGGATGGTTGCTGCTGCTGCCAAAAGGGGTGGCCTGGCAGCATTATTTTTATTTGTTGTTGATTTATTTGGTGATATTAATGAGGAATCTGAAGAAGAAGATGAGGGTGGTAGTTTCTTTTAGGTTGGTTTGACATACCACCAACTCTGTGGTATACTAATATATAACAGAGGAGACTTATGAATATTAATATATTGGTAGCCATCAGAGATGATCGGTCTTTACCTACAGGATACCATAAATCAATTCTCTATGCTTTGACAAGCAGAGGAGATAATGCATTTCCAAATCAGTCCCAACTCATGAAAGATGCGGGTATTGGTAGTAGAAATACTCTTATTAAAACTATCAAAGAGTTAGAAGCCCTGGGTTGGCTTACTATTACCAAAGATAAGTGGGCCACAAATCAGTATAAAAATATTAGGTACAAAGTCCACGTACCAAATATGACTAAGCCATGTATCAAATCTGACGAGACAGTAGTCAAATCCGATACACTAAAGGTAAATAAAGATAAACATAAAGATAAACATTATAAGAAACCAAAAGATAATATTTCTTGGAAGGTAAGTAACCTATCTTCCTTGGATTGGTACGGCTCGCATAGCGAGCATAATATATAGGAGAAGATATGACAGACAAGATAGTAGTAACATATTGTTTGCCTTGTGAGATTGTTTACAATACTACAAAGCCTATGCTAATTTGTGGTATTTGTAGAGGGCAGACAAAAGAAATAGGATGGGTAGAAGAAATAGGAGACGTTAATGAGGGCTAACGGTTTATTGGTTAGACGTTTATGCGGTTGCGGCAAAAGGGCTATTTCAACGGGTATTGACTCAAAAGGTAGGGTTAACTACAAGACCAGATGTAGAACCTGTATTAGGAAAGCCTGGGCCTTAAGAAAAGACTACTGTGAATGTTGCGGTATAAAATGGGAATCAGGTAAAAAGTTTGATACTGATCATATAGATGGGAATCCCTCAAATAATGATCCATTAAATGTTCAAACATTATGTAGAAAATGTCATGTTTCTAAGACAAGGATGGAACGACGTGGAAAAAAAATGTCCAAAATGCAAGGAAATTAAAAGTCTAGACGATTATCATAATTCAAGTTACACATACAATAAGAGACAAGTTTATTGTAAAGTTTGTACTAATTTGGCTGACAAAAATAAGCGGGATAAATACAAGAAAAATGGTCCTACTATTATCAGAACAAATAAGGTATGTGGAAAATGCAATGTTGATAAAAAAATGGAAGAATTTCCAATCAGTAGAGATAAGCCAGATTGGCGTCTTGCTTATTGTAAGAAATGCTGGACAGAATATGTCAAAGCAAAGAAAGCGAATCTATGATATACTGGTATTACCTTAGTCTCTGCTAAGGTCTACCTATGTAGTCATACTACTATTGGGCTGGCAAGGATTTTATAAGTCACCTCTTTTATTCTTGCCAGTCCTTTTTTATATCTGCTATAATTACATAGTTGCAATAACTAGTCAAAAATTGGACGGTACAGAGGAGACAACTTGTTATTATTCCCATATGCAAATAACGTAGCATATCAAGATGGAGAGTTATCCTTTGGCATTCAATTTATGGACAAATCAAATATTACAGAAATAAACATAAAAATTGGTTTGGACAATGATTTGGCTAGTATGATTGAAGAATTATTAGCGAAGGAAGAGGTTTGATATGGTGGGGATGCTATCAGATGTGCGCCGTAATGTCAAATATCCAAACCATTCTTTCCCAAATAGGAGCAAATAATGGGATATCAAACCTTTGAAGAAGACCAAATAACAGAATTTATATCAAATGCTCAAGAAATGGGTATTGGACCAACAATGAGATATCTTGGATATCCTAAATCTTATCATACCGCCAAAAAATGGTTTGTAGATAGAGGTTTGGAAATGCCTACTGTTGATACCCTCGCCAAAATGGCGGCGGGACTTAAAGTATTCTATACAGATAAAGAAAAACTTATAGCAGCACAAGCAGTATTGGATAGATGTGTAGAATCCTTAATGCAAGATACATTGGATAGTGATGGTTTGAACAAATTGGCCAATGCTGTCCATAAGGCTATACAAACCATTAATCTTATAGAAGGTAAATCAACAGTAATTAATGAACAAAGAAATAAAGATGGACAAGATCTGGCCATTATTGATTTATTGAATGAAGCAAAAGCACGTAATGAGGCTATGAGGATAAAAGGTTTGGTAGAAAACAATGGATAGAAGGTTTGATGGTTTGAAAGGGGTAGTACCCGCTTTGAAACAAAATTTCTTTTTCTTTTTTTCGCTGTCTGAAAAAAATATTTCCCACAAAATCAAATATGTAGGGTGGTATAAATGACACCAGAATTATTAGCAGCATTAGGAGGAGCCATAGTAGCAATCTTGACACCAATATTCGCAATGATGAGATTTATGATGAAAGAGTTTAAGCCAAATGGCGGAGGGTCTACAAAAGATCAATTAAATCGTTTGGAAGCAACAGTAAATGAAATAAATATAAGATTAACAAATTTAGAAAATAAACGATCAAGAAGGAAGAATGAAGGCAACTGATATTTTAGATGGTATTCCATTAGAACTATTATCATTTTCTGAGGGTAGAAAAGAACTAACCAAATATGATCCTATGCTATTTGCATTGATATATTTGCCACATCACTTACAAAACCCAGAAGGACAAATAACATTATCAGAATTTCATGTGGAACTTGCAGAATATGGCAAAACCTGGATTCATAAACCAACAATGCCCAAACAAAACCGTGATGCCTTTATTGCTCCTCGTGAATGTGGTAAATCTACTTGGATATTTTTGATTTTGCCTATGTGGGCTGCTGCACATGGTCATGTTAAGTTCATTGCCGCTTTTTCTGATGCCGCCTCGCAAGCAGAAACACATTTAATGACATTTAAAAACGAATTGGAAGGAAATGAATATTTACAAGAAGATTATCCAGAACTTTGCAAACCTAAGATTGTGGCTTCGTCAGGCCGTGCCATGGCTTCCAATTCTTGGCGTATTATCCAAAGCAATGATTTTATATTTGACGCTAATGGTATTGATACTAACTCTTTAGGTAAGAAAGTGTTCGGACAACGCCCAGACCTCATTATTCTTGACGATATTGAAAAAGGCGAAAAGAATTATTCTGAATTTCAAGCGGGACAGCAGAAAAATACCGTATTTGATGATATCGCTCCTATGAATATCTATGCCCGTATGATATTTGTTGGTACAACTACTATGCCAAATTCTGTAATGGATCAATTCCGTAAATATGGAGAAGGTTATGCTGATCCCGAATTAAATTGGATTACAGACCAGAATGTTAAGGTGCATTACTATCCAGCCATTATGAACAACGATGATGGCTCAGAACGCTCTGTATGGCCTGAGAAGTGGCCTTTAGAATGGTTGCAAAGCCAAAGACACCTAAGAGACTTTGCTAAAAACTATATGAATAGACCAGTTAATACTGATGGAACATTTTGGGTTAATGAAGATGTTGAAATTGAAGATTTAGAGGATTATGGCAATACAATTATTAGTATTGACCCTGCAGTTACCAAAAATAAAATATCTGACTTTACAGGTATCGCTGTTTTGTCAAGAGGTACAGATAAGAATGGTAAAAATAATGTTTATGTACGCCATGCAGAACAAGTTAAGATGTCACCATCAGAAATTGCAGATAGAGTTGCCAGTTTAGTTGAAACATACGATGCTGGAGTGGTTTATGTTGAAGTAAACCAAGGTGGAGATTTGTGGAAAGATGTTTTTAAACACGTTCCCGCCAAATATAGATCAAAAACTCAGCATTTATCTAAACAGATACGTGCTGGCAAGGCTTTGAACTTCTACCAACAAAAGAAAGTGAAGCACACCGCTCATTTTCCAGTGTTGGAAGAACAAATGTGGGCTTTTCCCAAGATTAGCCACGAAGACGTACTAGATGCTGTCGTTTCTGGCATTTTGTACTTCTTGGATAATAAAGTAGTAAAACTAGAAACAAAACAAATAAATTATTTAAGGAGACAACATGTCTGATATTAAAAAGGCTATTGACACAATAGTAGATAGAAGAAATACTTATTTAACAGCAGAAGCATATTATGAGGGAACAAATTCTGAAGTTTTCCCAAATAATCGCTGGTACAAGTTGCTTGGTAATGCTGGAAGCGACTTTAGATTTAATTTTGCAAGAACGGTAGTGGATTCTGTCCTAAATCGTCTTGAAATTGCAAATATTACAGCAAATACAGCAGAAGCAAATAAAAAAATAAGCGATATCTGGCAAATGAATGATTTGCAGATTGATGCTGATGAAATTCATCGCCGTGCACTTACTTATGGTGACTGCTATGCAATTGTTTGGACAGATATAACAGGAAATATTACAGTTGATTACAATTCACCACTTACAACTGTGATGATTTATGATGATGAAAATCCACGAAATAAGAGATTTGCTGCAAAATTATGGCAGTCAGAAGATCCAATGGATCATACAAAGAAAACTTCACATCTGAATATGTATTATCCAGATCGCATTGAAAAATATACAATGCCTGGCGAAGTTGTAAATATTGTTTCTGCTAATGGTTTTACATTGGCTGGAATTGTAGAAAATCCATGGGGCGAGATTCCTGTGTTTCATTTCCGTACATCAAAGCAATATGGAAGACCAGAGCATGTTGATGCTTACGGCCCACAGGATGCTATTAATAAATTAATTGTTACACATATGACAACTGTTGATTATCAGGGTGCACCACAAAGATATGCACTTTCTGGTAGTGGCAATTCTGCAGAATTTGAAGATTTTGAAGATGATGCAGCAGTTGAAGATAATATTGGTCGTCTGAAGAACGGTCCTGGAGAACTTTGGTATCTTCGTGGTGTTGATAAAGTTGGAGAATTCTCTCCTGCTGACCACAAGGTATTTACAGAACCAGTAAAAGATTTCGTTCGTTCTATGGCTTCTATTACATGCACACCGCTTCATTATTTTGAGAAGACTGGAAGTATTCCTTCTGGCGAATCACTCAGAACTGCTGAAGCACCACTTATCGCAAAGGTTAAGGATCGCCAGATTACATTTGGTTCCACCTGGGCTGATATGTTTAGATTTATCTTAAAGATTGATAATGCTGCAGAACCTAATGTTCAGGTTAAGTGGAAAAATATTGAATCAATGGATAGTCTTGATGAATGGGAAGTTGCAGTTAAGAAGCGTGTAGTTGGCGTTTCTCTTGAGCAGGTTCTTATTGAAATGGGATATGATCTTGAAGTTGCTCAGGCTATTGCAGCAACTGAACAATCACTAACAGATTTATCACAAAATACAAATACAAATAATGTGATGATGGAAACGACTGGAGGAGAAGTTGGAAACGAATAATACAGAAACAACAGAATCGCAAGAACCAACAATTAATGACCCTAAAGCGGTACTTGATGCTTTGGATCGTGCGAAAAATGATGCTAAAAAATTCAGGGAAGAAAAAGAAAAACTTGAAGTAGATCTAAATAGCAAAGATCAAAAAATAGCAGAATTTAGTGGCAAATTATTGAAAGAAAAGATAAGTCAAAGACTTGCTGCTGAAGGTTTGAAAGAACCAAAAAGATTAATGAAATTCATTGATACTATGAAATTAGAATTTGATGAAAATCTAGAAATCACTGGTTTGGAAGAACAAATTGAACAATTGAAGGCAGATTTGCCAGAGATTTTTGATGCAAAATTACGGGTAGGTGGACAAGCCGATACCGCTATAAAGGCATCTGTAAGTACTCAATATTCTGCAAGCGAAATGCAAGCAGCAAAAGTACTTGGTAGGAAAATCTGATATAATATACATATACTTTTGGCGATGGACGTTGCCACAGGTCTATGGATGAATTAGACGATTCAATACCTATATAATTTAATAAATTTATTTTTCTAAAGGAGAAAAACAAAATGGCTAGAATTGATTTAACAGAAGCCAATGGTTACATCCTAGAGGAACAAGGCAGTGCAGTCATCCAAGACCTACTTGCCAACTCTGCGGTGGAACGATTTGCTCGTCGTGAAGCAATGGCTTCTCGTACAAAGTCAGTACCTCGTTTTGTTGCTGATGCTCCAGAAGTTGTCGCTGAAGGCGAAACAATTCCAGAAGCAACTGCAACTCTTGACGAAGTTGTATTGACTGCAAAGAAATATGCAAAGATTTTCCATATTTCAGAAGAAGATATAAACGATGGCCTCGTAGATGTACTCGCTACCTATAAGCGTGAGTGGGCATCTCGTTGGGCACGTAAATTTGATAATGCAACACTTGGCGTTAGTGTTGCACAAGATGGTACAGACGTTGCTCCGTATACATCTCTATATCGCTTAATTGCGATGCCAGCATCACCAACAAATTACATCACAACTGGTGGAGCACTTTCTTACGACGATCTAAACAATGCTCTTGGTATTGTTGAAGATTCTTCAAAGTTTGATGCTGCTAACACAGTTTGGATGGCACATCCTAAGATGCTTAAGGAAATCCGTGGAATGGTCAAGGGTAACTCTGATCTTGTTCTTCCAGATCCTCTAGCAGGAACACCTGGAAGCCTATTTGGTTATCCATTAGTAGTTTCATATGGTGCTGCTGTTTCTACAGCCGCTTCTGCTTCACCAGCAGGAAATCCATTGCTCATCGTCGGTAATCGTCAGATGCTTATCAATGGTGTTCGTGGTGGCGTAGAGTCTGTAGTTTCTCGTGATGCAGAATTCTCTAAGGATGGTGTCTTACTCAAGACTCGTGTCCGTCGTGGGTTTGCTGTTGCAGACGCTGACGCATTCGCAATCGTTGAGAAGACAGCGTAAGGAGGGAATAAATAATGCCAAGCAAACTATACGGACAGTTTATTCAGCAATCATTCAATAAGGAAATTGACTGGGATTCAGATACTATTAAGGTAGCACTTCTCACCAACTCCTATACACCAGACCAAGATGCACACAACTATTTTGATGATGTCGTTGCATATGAGGTAACTGGTACTGGTTACACCTCTGGTGGAATCACACTTACAAATAAGACTAATACTTATACATCAGCAACAAACGTAATCGTTCTTGATGCTGACGATGTAACATGGTCTTCATCTACAATTACTGCACGTTATGCAGTTATTTATGATGCTACTCCTGCAACAAACGCAACACGTCCACTAGTTGGATATGTTGACTTCGGTTCAGATCAGTCATCCTCAAATGGTAACTTCACCATTACATGGGACTCAACTGGTATTGTGAGAGTCACAGTAGCATAATGAATACAAGAATTGAAGCAGGCCCAATGGCCATATCTCTCCAAGCAACGTTAGTTGCTCCTGGTATTAAAGTGCAGACTGTCTGTTGCCATACTAATGCTGTACTGTCTTGGGTCTGCTTCAATCTTCCTACTATTTCCGTTAATGGACATAGCATAAAAGCAATTAATCCAGAATTTGTTAAGGTAGGTGAATTGGCTACGTCTTTGGCGTAGCCTTTTTTTATGAGCGCATTACATAATAAAATTAATAGTTATGCAATAGAAACTGGAATTCAATTTAATGAACCCTATCAATTGGCTCCTACACAAACTGGAACGGTAACAGATACAAATGCTTCATCGTGGATAATTGTTGGAAATGCTCCAACATCTGAATTAAATGTAGGACCTAACAATGCTGGTGGCTCCTGGAGATTTAATGCAGCAAATGCTAGTTGCAGATTAAGAACTAACACTACAAATATTGTAAATCGTATCAATGATAGTGATTTTTCAACTGGTCTTTGGGTTAAATTTAACAATATTGTTCCAGATTCCAATGGAGCATATCAAGTATGGCTATGGGCACCAACAACAACTTTAGGATTTTCTTTTATAGTATCAAATAATTCTACAACAGGACTAAATAGTTTAATCTTTTCTAATGCCTCAACAAACAATGTTTCTTTAGATAGTTCAATAGATTTAAATAAATGGTATTACTTGGCAGTAAGAAGAAGCGGTACTACTTGGTATGTATATCTAAATGGACAAGAAGTATTTACTGAGACTAGATCTTCAAGTGCTACATCAGCAACAGCATTAGCATTTGGTGCTGTTCCTACAGCAACATCTACAATAGATATAAATGTTTCAAATTTTTATGTAACAACGGCAAGTGCAATTGATGCAACAGCAATTTCTGAAATTTGGACGGTAGGAGCATCAATTAATTATTCATCTGAACCATTAACTGCATCTATAGAACCAGTTATGCCTTCAAATATTATTGCAATATATAGGCCAGAAACAGCAAATGGATATTTAGCAGATACTATTGTTGGATATTCTCCAGAACATTATTATAAATTAAATGAAAATTTAACAACTGGCATGTCAAAGCCACCGATTGTAAATTATGGAACAGTAGCAGTAGCAGATGGAACAGTCGGTAGTTATTTCAATGTTTTGCCAACACTTAATTCAACTGGCGGTTTAAAAGGAAAAGGTTCATGGGTATTTAATTATTCATCAGGAACAGCGTGTCCAAGAATATCTTTTAGTCCTCAGTCAACATATTTAGGAGATAGAAATTGGTCTGCTGGTTTATTCTTTAAAACAAATTTTACAACTCCAGCAATCACACATGATACTGCTGGATATCAACTTTGGTATGTTGGTTCAACAAATAGACAAGTAACAGTAACATTTGTGGGTGGAACATCATCAGATGCCAATAAGGGTAAATTAAGATTTGCTGTTGCTGGTGGTTCTACATTTACAACAACAGCAAGATACGATGATCAATCATGGCATTATATAGCAATTAGAGCAATTTTAACTGGTAGCACAATTACTTATGAATTTTATATTGATGGATCATTGTTTACAACAACAACTGTAACAGATTCATCAACAACAACTGGTTCTTATCAATTAGGTGATAGTACAATAAGTACAAGTATTAATTCAACTGGAAATAATACTTTTGAATTGTCAGATACATATTTAGCACCATACACAACAATCGCAGCATCACAAATTTCACAAATTTGGTATGCCGCAAATAATCCACCGACACCAACACCTGTAAATAAAACTCATCAGTCTGAACCTCTGGTAGTTAGTACATCAACATTGCTTCATCCTGTAATTACTACAGTTCAAGGTGATCATGTTGAATCTACGACATCATTTGAAATTAGTGCAATATTCCCATCACCATCATTTTCAACTGGTGACAATGTGACTGTTAACGTTGAAGTTTTTGAAAATGTAAATGTAACTTTTGGAGATAATATATTTGTAGAAACTGGTGCCGATGCTATAATTCCATCAACCGAATTAACTGCATCTGCATTAATTGTAGATCCAATCGTTTCAAGACCAGCAATGACTGCTTCAGCAATATTGCCAATGCCAGCAATTTATGTTGCACCTAATTACTTTACATTAGTAAAGAATTTGAATCCACTTTATTATATTTCTGATGGACAGCCAACGCCAACAAATAATGGTTCTTGGACAGTAAATAATTACACTGTTCAATATATAGACGACAATGTTTCTTCTGGTGAAGAAATGTCAACTGTTGGCACTGGAAAATCTTGGAGAGCAAATTCTAACGGCATCATTTTAAACGAACCGAGATTGCGTGGAAATATTACAAATTATCAAAGCCTTGTAACTAACCTATATGCAACAAGAGAAGTATCTATTGAATTTTGGTATTATTCAATTGGACGACCAAGATTGCCAGGATTAAATTATATTGAATCTGGAGCAATTTTTGATGATGGAATTACACAAATAACAGAAGTTTATGATTGGTGGGGTTGCACTGGTGATGCACCACTATATAGACAAGTATTAATTGGCGGGTTAACTGAGGCCACCTTTGGTTTAGAAAATGATCCAGTCAGCGTTTCATACAGAACATATGAAAATGGAGAACCAGCATTTGATGACTGGAACCATGTTGTTGTTACTTATGAGCCAGTAGCATCTGCAACTCAAATTAGACAAAAAGTTTATTTGAATGGTTCAATTATTTATAATTCAATATTAAATATGGCTAATACATTTGGTCCAGACACCATAGATGTAGACTTAACCAACTCTTTAACATTTACTGGCCCAACAATTGGTCATTCAATAAATATTACTGGTGGGCAGCAAATTAAATTAAATGATAATGTTAGGGTAGATGAAGTTGCAATTTATCCAATAACATTAAGTTCAACCCAAGTTTCTGAGCATTATTCATTTATTAAATCATTAAGCCCAGACGAAAATGTTTTTGCTCCAGTAATTGAACCAAGCGCTCAAATGGGTAATCATTTAGTAATAGCACAAGATAATTTTATTTATGAAGACACACCTGGAACTGCAACTGGTATTGTCGTTCAACCAACAGTAATTGCTGGTGTATCAATAGACCATGTTGCACAAACAATGACTGCAGATGCTGAATTAGTTAATCCAGCACTTTCTTTGGGAATAACAATAACTGCAGAGATTAATACTGTATATGCAGAAATGAATCCAGCATTTGCATTAAGTTCAATTTATTATGATTATATTCAAGCAAATATTGCACCATATAGATATGTAACATTTGATGATGCTAATCCATATTTAGATTTTGGTTCCGACGATGATTATGCTGTGGCTCCCGTAGTTGTCGGAGGCACAATAGTAAATCCAGGTACTGGAATTAATGGTAAATCAGCAAAAACCACAGGTATGAATTATGCAACTGATGGAGTTATTTTAAAGGAATCAGTTCATGATGATGATTGGGGAGTCTCTGGAAATCATTACAGCACTGCTTTTTGGATGCAAAGAGCGGCAGATGATACCTCTACAGGATTAAGAGTTTTGGCAAATGCTTATGGTTATGGAACTGGTGACTACTTCTTACTATATCATTATCAAAATAAATTACATTTTGAATTTAAAAATTCTAATACATTAATAACACAAACTAGTGCGAATAATGTAAATATATTTGACTTTGGTACTCATTTTATTGCTATAGATATAGATCATAGTGGTCAATTTGATACTGCAAAAATTTATGTAGATGCTGTTTTAGTTATGACAATAGAACTTGGAACAGAAAGAATTTCATTAATTAACGGAGTACCTCATTCTGCTCCAAACGATGAAGCAAATAATTATCCAAGATACTCGGTTGGCTGTTTAATTACTCCATTTGCTCAAACAGCATTGCCTGTAGTTCCTACAAATACTAAATTAATTATTGATGAAATATTCTGGGATAAAAATTCTATATCTCTTGTTCAGGTCGCAGCAGTTTATAATATGATGCCTGGTAAAACAAATGTTGTTCAAACTCCACTATCTTATGAAGTTTCAGCATTATTTGTAATGCCAACTATATCAACAAATGTAAACATTTCTTCTGATGCACAATTAGCATCTGCCGAATTGCTTGACCCTGCATTATATGTTGTTAAGAATAATGATTTTACTGCTGATTTTATGTCTGCTGATGCAACAATGCCAGGTGCTGCAAGAAGAGATAATGTAAACATTAATGCAGAATTTATGTTAGCAAGTTGCTCTATCGGTGGTGCTGGCACTCCAAGACTTGTAGATGCAGCGACATGTACAGCAAATATAGAATTAGTAGATAGACGAGTTATTCCTGGCGGAATACGAGTTAATAATTTTGCTACCTATACTGCGGCATCTGCATGGGTAACATATGTCAAGATTCAAAATGAAACTAATATAGTGCCAACAGGGAACGTGAGATAATGCAAAATATATTTAATCAATTTGATCAGTTTGAAGTATTTAAAATAACTAATTCAAAAAATAAACATTTATATGATTTTGCACATAGTGCTATAAATGAAAGTGATTCTAATCTTCAATCTACCTGGATAGTTAAAGGACAGAAAAATCTTACAACAAATATGGTTACATATTCTGGTGATACTGTAGCAAGACCAATTGCATTTGGTGATCCAATAAGCAATAACATTTACGGTCCTATTTTTACTGGTTCCACAGTGACTGGTGGTCTTACTACAAATACATCAACTTTTACATCTTCTATTGGATTAACAGAAGATAATGGAGGATATAAACAAGTTCCAAATATTAATGAAAATATTTTAATACACTTAGAAAATCCAAGTTCAGGTTATGGTTTTTATCGTGCTGGATATATTGAATTAAGTTTTAGAACATCTAAGTCAAACTGTATTATTTGTTATGGTTCTGTTATTAATAATCAAAATATTGCTCCAGTAACACTACCATCTAGTACTCCTGCAGCATTATCTACCTCAATTAATGATGCATCAGTTGGCAATATTTCTGGAACACAGTATGCAGCCGATACTCAATTTTCAGATATAAATGAATTATCTATTAATATTAAAAATGGTAAACTAAATATTTCTTATAATGACCTATATGGAATAAATGCTCAGTCATTTGAAATAAATAGCAATACAACAATTAACGATAATCAATGGCATCATGTAGTAATTAATTTTACAAGACCTGGATTAGTTAAAGATCATGCAAATAGATATGACGATAAAGCAATTGAAATTTGGATTGATGGAAAATTGGATATCAGAACTTCAGAATATACAAACAATGAACAAATTTTCTTCCCAGAAATATCGTGGCTTTGTGCCAATCCAAACAAATTAATTGAGGGCGGATTAAATAAACTATATTATGATGGCTTTAATTCACAAGATTCTTTAACAGAAGCATTAAGCACAACTAAAGTTTGGACTGGAGAATGGAGCACAGAAGCAGAAGTAGATGCTTTTGCTGGTGCAATTAGAACATTTGCTCATGGCATTAATATCCCATTATCAAAATTTGAAATACAAGAAAGATATAAATTCTGGAATTATAATGAAACGCCATATAGAGATTCAATGGATGCTTCGGCAACATTAGTCAATCCAACAGTAAGTGTAAATAAAAAGCGAGCATTAAAATTATATTGGAATGATATTTCTCGTAAAAATGGTATTGAACTTGATGATAACTTTATTGTTGAATCTTATAGCATTACTCATAAAAATAAAAATTCCGTAACTGAAACATTTAATTTAGATTTGGCAAAAAGAAAAGATTTTAACATTTTAAAAAATGTTCGTGTTGCCTTAAAGGATAATGTATTGATTTGGTCTCCAGGAAATGTTTTGCCTTTGCCTAGTACAACTGCAACCAAAGAAACAAATGCTAATCGTATCTCACAACAAACTGGATTTACTGGTTCATTTATTAACATGACATTTAGCGGTGTTGAATTAAATAATGGAGACAGAATATTATTAACAAATCAAATTAATAAGGCTGAAAACGGAATTTGGGTATTTAATGGTAAGACAAGTGCATTAACAAGACCAAATGATGCAGATTCCGCTACAAAAATTAATAATGCAATTGTTTATGTAACTGAAGGAACATATACAGAAACTTATTGGACCTTAGAATCTAATGTAGCATCTTTTGACGAAGCACAAAAATGGATTAAGTTAGAATCAAAACCAGAAACA